CCAAGCTCACTAAAGTGGGTTTCCCGTGGTCCAAGACTCTCCACCTCTTAGAGTTTTCTTCTATTGCAACCATGACGTTCCTCTCGTCTACTGGGGAGTTGGGTTCTTCTGAGTACTTCAGCCCTAGTGCCTTATCGACTCTGGACATCATGGCACTCAAGCAACCTTGTATGAATGTAATCTCCCTGAACCCCTTCTGCTCAGTTGCAACATAGCAAGCTGTGAAGAATGACTTCCTGGTCCTGTAGTCAGGTGAGAACTCGAAACCAGACATAATCCTGTCCTTGCATCTCTTGTTGAGAAGGGATATCTTCCTCATCTTCTTCCCGAACCTCCTACTGTGTGCCACTCCAGATGCATTGTCAGAATTCAACTCTGAATCCATGATGTATGCTGCTCTAGCCAGCTCAGATGCGGGGACTTCCCCTGAGGGGCTCATTACCGAACCATCCGATATGTTGTAACTGGCCAGGCATGCGTTGACCCCTGTGACACCGCAAACAGCTAGGCAGAAAGCAGGGTACTTGAATTCCTCTGGCATCCCAGTGGACCTGATCAGTGAGGGTTTCATTAAGCCGTACAGGATGGCATTGTGTGTCAAGGATGCTGAAACAATGCATATGGAACTTAGGTAGCTGCAGCCCTTCTTCATCAGGTTCACCCCTTGTGCTACTGCAGATTTGAAGTCTGAAGCATAAGATTCTCCAGTCATTGAGGATAGGTACGCTATCTTTTCCTTTAGTGATCCTGGTATGAACACCAATGAGCCTTGGTCTACGATGTGCATTTGGTTCATTTCTGCGTTCATGGTGGTGTACATGTCCTTGGACTCACTGTTGACTATATTGAAGAATCTGCTAACCTTGTGCCTCAAGTATGTCACTTTATGCATGCTTGTAAGAGCGAAGTTCTTCTCGAGCAACATGGCCTTATACTCATCATCACTCGTACAGAGGGACCTGGAGAAGTAGACAGCCCTAGCCCCGCCCTCTATCATTCCAGACATCAGGTCATCTATGTGGTTGGCACATATGGCAGATGGCAATGACGATGTCTTCTGGAATATCCCTTGAAGCATGCCCCACGGGAACTGCATCGTAGACCAGTGCGTTCTGTCTAAAAGCTCTAATTTCGAAATGAACTCGTCTATGGTTTTTGATTTACCTGTCTTTTTCTCTTCAGAGAGTAAAATCGCAGACGCTACCTTCAAAGCACCCTCTGGGCACGCCACCCTCTTCATAGTGGCCATCTTCAGAACCCATCTGATTAAGGACCTTGTGTAGTAGTCATTGGGGACTATCAGACATGACAAGATCGCATAGAAGAAATTGACCAAGTTGTTGGGCCCCCATCTGGTTTTGTCAAAGT